CGGGGTTGTTTTGTAGCCAAGAGTATATTTCGCCCTCAGTATCATGAATAACTTTATTATCATCCTTTCTAGCTTTTCTTTGTGAGTTAGATTCACCTCTGCCGCTTATTTTTTCACCATCTTTATAGTCAAAAATATTAGACCTAACACCACCTGCCTCTCCCCATCTTGGAATAAGGCCACCACCATCACTAACGCTAGAACCTTTTGGCATTAGTATTTTTTTAGCCCTCTCAGATATAGTTCTATCGCTCAGTGCCCTAGAATATTGCCTAACCATAGCCTGTTCGGCGTCAGTTAAAGAATTAAACTGTTCTTGTGTCATATTAAGAGGAACATCCTTATTAGTTTCTATGTAATTTTTAAGCTCTTCTGGAAAAGGTTTACCTTCATTGTTAGCAACGCCTTCTAAGGCACCACCTTTTATTAGGTTTAGTGTTACAGGATCTAAAATATACTTTTCCTCACCATGCATAGTTATCTTTTTAATACCTGGTAGCAGCTCCAGAAGGTCACCCTGCATAGGAATGGTTACTTTGTCAGGTATTATTGCATGAGGGTCTCCGCCCATACTGGTGTTCCATTCCTGCGGGGTAGTAGTTATACCAAAACCTTGGTTATCTCCTGCTAAACTATCAGATATAACAGGTGGTGGATTATCTGCTTGGGTTACTGCTTCTTCTCCATATTGTTCCGCTCCTGTTCTATCTCCAAAATTAAAAGCGCCTTTCTGAGTTCTTTCCATGTACTCTACTTGTGGCGTCATTCCCCCATCACCACGAACACCTTGTAAATATCTTTGAAGAGTTGCATCTACTCCTTTTATATCTAAATCTTTATACTCCCCACCCTCAGCAACTTTTTTACCATCTTTAGTAAACCGCTCAGAATAAACGTAATTTTTACCCTCTTCATCTTTATCATAAACACCAACTGTCGGGGTTACAGTACCATCTTGATTAAAAGTAAGATCCGCAATAAATTTGTTTTTTCCTAAAGTCCCAGCACCAAACCCTATATGATTAAGCACATTAATCGCTTCTTCTTTACCATAAGCAGTTACAAAATCTTCTATACCTAAATCAACAGAATTTTTATTAATCCCTTGTTGCATAAGTTTATCTTTAACATCAAGTATTGCGGTATTAGCATTTCCAGCAAACTTGACCATAGCTCTATCATACTGCTGGTTATTAAACTCAGCTGCAGCCATGTCTTGCATTTGCATTTGAGATTGAACTTGGCGGTTTCTATCAGCATAACCTGCGGCTCTTTGGAACCCACCTAAAAAACTATCTACTAAATTTGCCATAATATTATATTGCGAACGCTAAGATTGCTGCAGAGGCTAAGCTACTAACCATACCAATATTTTGTGCTTTATGTTGTGCTTTAGCTTGGCTGTAAGCTTGTTTACGAGCATTAGCATCTTGAGCTGCGTTTTGCATTTGGCTCATGGAACTCCTGTTTACTCCTTGGCCTATGTTAATTAAATCAGAAAGCTGTCTCCTATTAGCTTCTTCTTGAGCAATTTGTGCATTATTCACACTATTAGCCATAGTTAAAGCACTACCTCTTTGGTTTGCTCTACCCATTTCGCCTCTTTGGGCGGCGGTAAGCTCACCCCCATAACGTTCTAAGTTTCTTTGTTGTACCCCTTGCGCTATCTGTGACTGTTGGGCTGCATCTGTTCTAGCCCCATCAATTAACGAAGTATCATTTTGAGCTTCTTGTATTTGCTGTTCTTCAAAGTCTCTAAAATCTCGTATGTAATTGTAATACTCACTTTTGCTTACATTAGCGTAAGTTGCTTCTGGATCCTTAACCTCTGGTAATCCACCAAGGTATTGGTCTACTTGAGGTTGACTTTTAGTAAGCTCATTATCTAAGCTTTGTGCTATAAAACCTAATGACATTAGCCACCCCACCCAAATAAGTTAGCTACTCTTCCACCAAATAGATTTTGGTCTTCATCTCTAACCATTTTTGCATTAGGTCCTTTCCCTTCTTTTATCATTTTTCCAGGCTTCATAAACCCTGAACCACTTTTAGTAGCAGCACGATTTTCACCATATTGACCTAAGAACGTACCACCAACAGCAGCCATGGCTTGACCTTTAGCAGCTCTTACTGCTTGTTTATTTCTAGCTTCACTTAATAAACTACTTGTAGCCATCCTAGACGCCGCACTCAACCCGATAGACGCATCGGCTTGTTGACCTCTGGCTGTACCTAATACTCCTGTTTTCATTGTAGTTGATATATCTTTTCCTTTCATTCTAGCTTGCGCCATTTGCCCCGCGGCACCTGATGCCATGTTAGCCGCATAGTCTACGCCTTGAATTACAGATAAATTGGGTCTTCCCCCTGTAAGTGCTTGCATACTGTCCGCTTGCGCCCTGTCTTGTAAAACATCTGTGTACTTTTCTTGCGCACCAGAAGCTTTATCTCTCATATCCCTTAACAAAGGGCTATAAGTTTTTTGAAAATAAGCTTGCTCAGCTGCAGCTATAGAAGCATTTGTTTTTTCTGCTTCGCTAGCTTTGTACTCTTCTTTTTTAGGTTTTTTTGCCATCACATATCCTTTCTATAAACATAACTAACTAATTTATACCCAAACGCTGGAGCAACTTTACTCCAACCTTCTCTACTTGTTTGAAACTCAATATTATCCGCTTGTAATTCCACTGCAAGCCTTTCCAAAAGTTCAAACCCATTCTTTGTATACCCACACTTAGGGTCTTGGTAAGCTGCCCATACATATAGAGTGGGTCCACCCCCGTGGTTCTGCTGTGTGGCTGTAATAATAAATCCAACATTCTTGTCTCCTTCATACCCTATATATAAGTCTGCATCTTTACTTTTTAAAGCTACATACACGTCGGCTGGTAACCAATCTGAGTAACTTTTTTTTACTATATATCGTAATTGTTCCTCTATTTCTTCATAAACAAACTGTAAATCATCCTCAGCTATTTTTGAAAATACTACTGACATTTACCCCTTCTCCGATCCATACCTCCGATACCTTCTATGTGCAGGGACCCCCACACCAGAATAAGCTACTTTTCGTCCTATACCTATATCAGCTCTACGAGCTTTTATTTCAGCTTCTTCCACAGCTTGCCTAAACATACCTGCGTAATCTGCTGCCGCCATAGGATCAGACCAGTCTCTAGCAGGCATCCGTAATAATCTATATAAAGCCCCAAATACAATCCCATCCCTATAATTATCTGCTATTTGTGTAGAAATATTATTAGAACCTCTAGAAGGCTTTAAAGAAACATTCATAACAACTGCGTTAGATAAAGTAGTATCAGGTACTGGTACTAACCAAAATAAATCGGGTGACTGCTGTAGAAAATGCCTTGGGGTACTTGTGTTGTCTCTCCACTTTGGGTTTTGAGACTCTAACCCCCTAGGGCTAATAGCTTCTAAATCTTTCCCATCATGTATAGCCCAGAGTATTTTATCTACTTTAGTACCTACAGGCTGACCAAACTCATACTCATGAATTCCAGCTACAGTGCCTATAGGATCTAACTCCCTTGTGTACACGGCTGCTTTTTCACAGAGTTCTATACTAGAAGAACGTAATGCATTTTCTACTACTGTATCTGGGCACCCAGGTACGTAGGGTAATACGTCTTTCATAAATGATTCAAAACTAGCCATTATTCATTCCTTGTGGTGGTAAAGGTTGAAAGGCGGCTGAAGGAGTGCCCTTCTCATCCTGATTCGGGCTTACATTAAATTGAGCTTGTCCCCCTGCACCAAGACTTCCCACAAACAACTGGTAGTGTGTACCAGCTCGTTGTTGGTTAGCTGCATATTCCGCATCTTTCATATAACACCTAAACAACACATAGTCTATTAGAGCGTTCCCAAATATATCATCCACCGAAATAGTAGCGCTCGTATTAGCTAAATCCGTTGGGGAGCCAGAGTATACAATTTCTAAAAATGTACTTGTAGTAGATGCTCCTGGGTAAACATAAAATACCCTAGGGTCATCTTCATCAAAAATGTAATGTTTTACTGTAGTAGTATGTGCAGCATCTCCTGAAACACCTGGGTCATGCCAATTTGGCTCCTGGGTATCTAAAATATCAGAATCAACTAACCGAACTGCTCTTTTACCAGAAGCACCACCAGAAGCATCAGACATATTTCTTGTTACTTTAATAAGTCTAAGACCACCCGAAGGTAGTGACTGTTTAGTTCCAACTACAAGCGCCACGTTGACGGTAGTCGCTGTAGACTCAGGTCGAAGGTTGCAAACCTCCCTTTGTGCATCATTGATATACCGTAAAAGCTCGGCTTCAGGCCAACGAATACTTGTTGTGTCCTGAAGTATATCTTGTATACGAGATATTAAGTTAGCACCTGTTAATGTACCCGCCATAATTATTCCTCTTCTTTATTTACTATTATCTCCGCCCAAGTTTCTTCTCTTTCATCTGCGCCTACTTGCTCACCAAATATAGCTTTTATTGCAGATTGTTTAGGTAAACCATCACTTGTAAAGTCTTCTGGGCTGCCATTTTCTAAAATTTGTTTCATAGCCTCCATCAATTTTTCTTCTCTCTCTCCTTCTACTATCACTGTTATTACTTCTTCAACTTCCATTTGTTCTGCAATTAAAGAAGGGTTGTTAAGAATAGGTTCATCTACTCTCTTAGCTCCTTCTTGTAGTGCTAATAATCCAATATCATCACCTAACTCTTTTACTTCCCCAGCATATAACCTAATAGATGCTCCCCACGTTGTAGATATATACATATCTTGATCTGCTATTACTTTCATAATTACTCCTTAAATTTAAAAATGAAGGAGAGCCACCCAAAGATGGCCCCCACTTCAATTGTGACTAGATTATGCGTAAGCAACATCAAGTCTAACT